TGTCCGATAGTCATTTTTGGAGCTATCTCTTTAGCATTGAGCTTTTGTGTAAGCTGGATTTCAAGCTGCTTAGCCGTCTCTGCACCGAACGCCACACGGTCTATCTGATGAGACTTTCCGAAACTGTCCGTATAATTGATACGCACACGATATTTTTGCAGACCACCTTTTCTGATGTTCTTTCCGTTCTTGTCCGTCATTTTGTAGATCGGCATAGATATTCCTCCTATTCTTGACACTTCCTCGAAAGTGTGCTACAATAAAAGGGCAAAATTCGCCCTTTCGTGGTTGTTGGGTTTTGTTCATTCTGAGCTGATATTGGTAGTATCTGCTCTGTCCGCCTCTGAGTATTTGCGGTGCTCAGGGGCGGTTTTTGCTTTAAAATTAAAAATAGAAATTATGCAGGTGATATAGACCAGTTGCCTTCCGATGTGATTTCAAAAAAAGTTTCATTACCAACATCACTCTTAACAATACCGGAGTATGAACCGATTTCGTTTACAAGCAGATCATATCGATCTGTGTTGATGCTGTATTGCTTCACGGCGAAATTGTGTTCACCATCGTTAGTAATATTCCAATTATTATTCTTTGCATAAAAAATAGGTGTAACAAAGTCTCCTGTTCCACTAAATGAAGTATCTTCCGTTGTAGATAGTGCATAAGCATTTACAGACCAGTTTCCGTCGCCTTTTATTTCTATTTCATATGTTCCGCTCCCAACAATCAACGTTGAGCCTGAATACCAGCCTATTGTATTTACAAGTAAATTGCTGGAACCATCTTCATTATAGGCCTGAAGAATAAAATTGTGTGAACCATCGTGTGAGGCTGTTATAATTGCATAATTTTCAACTTGAAGATCAGTAGCTACAAAATCACCTGAACCACTCCAACCCCATGCGGATACGGAAGATGGATTTTTCAATGTTGTAGCGGCTGTTGTTGTAGTGGTAGTAGCTTTAGTGGTCGTAGTAGTCGTTGTTGTGGTAGGCTTTTCCGTCGTTGTTGTCGTTTCTTCCGTCGTAGTCGTAGTCTCCGCTGTGGTTGTCGTCGTTGTGGTTTCCTCTGATGTTGTAGTAGTGGTAGTTGTTGCAGTAGTGCTTTCACTTGAAGATGAGCTGTCACCACTTCCACAAGCGGACATTCCGCAAACGAGCGATAATGCAATTACTCCAGCTATAAACTTCTTCATAAAAAACTTCCTCCTTGTAGTTCAATAATTTCCGACTTTTGTAAACAATTTATTGAAATCATTTACAATGTCTTAAATTGGTGATATAATGTATTTGTAACCATGCAGGAGAAAATTCTGCGTGTATTCCCCTTGTCGATATTCCCAGTATCGGCAGGGGGTTTTTTTGTCCTCATATTTCTTGTTTTTCTGGACACCATAATAGCGGTGATGATATTGTATATAGAAAATCGACTTTTGGAAATTAGAAAGTCACGTCGTATGACACTGCGTCAGCTTTCCGAAATCTCAGCGGTCAGTCGTTCTGACATAAACCGTATTGAACGTGGCGAAACAGACCCACGGATTTCAACCGCCTTGCTTTTGGCTGATGTGTTAGAATGTTCAGTTGACAACTTGTTTATATTGCATAAATAGTGTCCCTTATTTGCAACTTTATTGCTTTTTTCGTCAACAAATACTATAATTGGAATATAACCTATTATATGCTGTCCCTGTGATAGTATAGCATTTTTGCGTATGTTTTGCAATACTTTTTTTGACAGCTATATTGTAGTCCGATTTTTAGGACAGCACATAAAAATGGTATTGACAGCCGCAATAACATAGTGTATAATAGGTTTATCGAACATATGTTTTTAGAAGACTAAAAAAGCCGGGGGTACACATGAAAAAAAGTAGAGAACAAAAGCAAGCAGAACTGGTCGAAATGATTTATAAGCTCCTCTTTGGAGGAGAGGGTCACGTTGTTAGTGATCCCTCTTCCAAAGAAGATACTGTACATAGTCATACAGCTCGTTCAGCTCCTCATCACTGAGACCTGTGAGAAAATCATTTATTTTTGCCTTCACCTTATCCTCATTGGATAGGGTGTTTTTCTTTTCCGCGACATAATCGTCAAAAAATTCCTCGGGATTACATTGCAAAAAATTACAAATTTTCAAAAACAGCTCGATTTCAACTCTTGAAGCGTCTCTTGTGATGATACTACTGACTGTTGATTTTGATATGCCCAGAGCTTTTGCTAGTTCAGCTTGTTTGACGTCTTTTTCAATCATTTTGCGTTCTAGCAATTTACCAAACCCCACTTTATCACCTCCTGCTATTATTTATTATACCATTAAAATGCTAAAACGTCAATATATTTGTACGCATTTTCGTATTTTTGTAAAAACTTTGTATATTGTGTCCGAATTTGCGTACTATTTTTGTGCAAATAGCAGAACGTTCGCAAGTGAATACAAATTCTCTTGACAAGGTACGCAAATTCGTATATAATAGAATTAATGAAACGCAAATGCGTACAAAAAGGAGGTAATCAAATGTATCAAAATTTGCTGGACAATCTAAAAAAGAAGGGCATATCAATCAACGCCGCTGCAACCCTCATCGGTATGCCGGAGGCAACTTTCAGGACAAAAGCGTATGACCGCAGTTTCTATTTTGAAGAGGCTATGATTATTAAACGCAACCTGTTCCCTGAGCTGGATATCTGCTATCTGTTTCAGCGTGATGATGAAACAACAGAACAGCCGAAAGAGTAAACGGACAGAAAGAAAAGAGGTGAACTAATGGACAAGCTTAAAGAGCAAAAGGCGATAGATCGTCTTAAGGCGTTTGAGCCGTCTGACGGTTACAGACTTGCTTACAGTGGTGGAAAAGACAGTGATTGTATCAAGATATTAGCACAGCTTGCAGGATATGTTCACTGGAAGCAGGAATGACAGAAAACACAATGAGGAGTGACAAAGCAATGAAAATGTACAAAGTAACAACAGTAGACCAGTATAGTCGCAGGTGGGTACATACAGTATTTGCCGATAGCAAGCGTGAGGCTATGAAAAAAGTAAGCGTTTTTGTTACGCCGCATGAAACTCTTTTGACAATCGAGGAGGAATAAAAATGAGGTCACCTGACATTGAAATGGCAGTGCGGCTGTACTATGAAAAGCCCGAGATAACCAATGCGGATATCAAGGCACTGTTCGGCACAGGTGAAACGCAGACTATCAAGATCAAGAAAGCTGTTAAGGAAGAAATGGCAAAGCGTGGCGTGAAGTCATGGCT